TTACTCAACTCGGACACTTGCCACTCTCTACTACACTGCCTCGCTCTTATGCCGTCTATCTCACCTCTTTTTTTTTTTTACTGATCCGGCGACCACCGAGATCTACACTCTTTCCCTACACGACGCTCTTCCGATCTATAACCTTCCCAATCATATCCGTGCGGCTTTTACTTGTTTATTCAAAAATGAACGCATTCTTCGTTTGAATTCGTTTCCGACACCACTGCTTTGTTTCGAGCGTGCGCGGCTTGCGAATCCCTTCAATGCGCCTCTGTACCTTCCGCCGTTCAAATATCCGTATTCCAAGAAATGAGCGAACCAACCCCCTTTTTCGGGATCGCTGAACGTTCTTTTCACCCTTGGACCCACCGACAACGATGCGAACGTTTGCCCTTTGTTTACCCTTGTGGTGATGATGCCCATCGACTTCGCCAATGTTCCGGAATCAATTTCGGCGTACACGCCACCTTTTCTGTACACTTTAAATGAATCGGGGCCATCGGGTGACGATGCTTCCTTTCGGTATTGCTTCACCATCGGTTTCAACGATGCGCGTGCAATGCGACGAATCTGCGCCGTAGTTACACCATCATGTAGGTTTTCCAATTCAGCGAACGCCCTTTCGAACTCTTTCTTCACATCCTTTTCATCAAATCCTACAAACATTCCGCCGCCCGCTCCTACGGAACCGCCTTTGGAATTCATCGCTTGGCTTAGTCTTCCCATCGTGTCACAATCTTTTGAAACGCCTTTCTTGCATCCGCATTCAATATCGTTTCGATTTTGTACGTCAACCCGTTGTAAACGATGCGCATTTGTTCGTTGATGTCCGCGCGGTAACGAATAAAGAACTCAACGCGCTTGGTAGCCATCAATTGATTGCCTTCTTCGCCTTCGCTTCCGTTCTTTTCTTCGACCTTTGCCCACACATCCGCCAACGTCGTGAACGACTGAATCACCTCGCCGAAATCATCGGTTGTGGTCGTGAACGATTGGATGGTGATCCGCCGATCTAGTTGTCCCGCTTGCTTTATCATTAGAACGTGAAGATTCTATAAGGATTCCACAGATATTCGGATGCCGTTGGCAACCTTTTCACATTATCGGACCGGCCGTCATACAAATCGGCAATGACTAACATCATCCCTTGGATAAGTGGTTTTGGAATCGCCGAGACGTCGGTTCCTACAACATAGCGCACAATCAATTGATTGATGACGCCCGCGCCCGTGGTCCAACCGCTTGTCGATTGGATGCGTGCGGGTTCTGAAATCAAGTCGGTAACATATAACGATGAATCAATCGTTTGTGTTGATCCGATTTCATCCACGTAAGAAACGTTTGTGATGCTTGTAACGGGTCCGCGTGACAAATACAAGATGTTGGAATGTCCCGCCCAATGATTCCGTGGAAATTGGTCGAAATACTCGTCAATCGTAGTTGTCACCAAAATGCGGCGCGTGTATTCTTCACACATCGATCGTGCGGCGGATATTAACGCCGTGATCAATGCGTCATCATCGGTTCCATCGACGCGCAAAAAATTCTTCGCTTCCGTCAATGTGATGGGTTCCGATGCCGCCGGTGTTACAATATCAAATGCCATTTCTTAGCGTTTTTCTTTTGTTGTAGTTTTCTTAACCGCCTTTTTGGCGCGGGATTTCGGTGCTTCGATAACCGCATCACAATAACCCGCGTTTAAAAAGTCAGTCGCTAAATCGTCGGAGTGGATTTCCACCACCGCATCTTTGCGATAGTGGAATCCATTTCCGGCGACAGATTTCAAAAATCTGACCTTCATGTCAATTAGGCTTGTGCCAAGTATTTCACGGCGCGTGAATCAAGAACTTTGGAATCCTTACGAGCATACGCAACAAAACCAACTTCCAATTCGTCCATGTAACGTTCGTTCAAGCGAACCATCTGAACACCTCCGGCGCTACGAACAACAAACTTGCTGAAATCGGCCGCTAATAGGGTTTTGTTACCCGTTGCGATGCTTGACTCCATGTCGTTGTTGTAGTACAAGTTGAATCCGAATAGCTTATCCGGTGTTCCCGCTTCCATCGATGGGATGAAGATTGGGAAATCGTTGCTTGATCCGATACCAAGGGCGCGGATTGCCGCGATAACGTTGTCGTGTGCCATCAAACCGAACGACGCCTTGTTTCTATAACTTGGGTCAATTGAATGAACCAAATCAAGGATGTCGTTTGCGGTGATTGCGTTGGCACCGGCCGCCGTGTTCCCTAAAGTCGCACCCGTCACAATTCCTTGTGGTTGGCTTGATCCCGTTCCCGTGGTGAATACGCCGTTGGTTGCACGTGCGATTCTTTCGCCCATTGCTTCCGCTAAGAATGAATTCAAGTCGAACGCGTTATCTTGCAACAACTGCATTGAAACCTTCACTTGGCTTGCGTAGTTGTAGGCACTCAATTGAGCGTTTGCAAACGTCATGTCTTGAACTGTGACCGCCGCCGCTTCTGCGGTTAATGCCGCATCGGTTGCCGTGTCGTTGATTGTTGGGTAATCCAACAACGCGCCACCGGCCGTGTTCAATTTCTTAGCCAATCGCTCAACCTCACCGGTGAACAAAGTCGCCATATCCAATTCGTTGCTGAATTCTTGTGGTACCAAGAAACCACCCAAAGAATCCGTTCCCGCAACTTGCGTTGAAGTACCACGTAGTTCGCTCATTAACGAACGCTCTGTTGAGTTCAAAGAACCCATACCATTGCGAAGGTACTTTTCGAATGCACCCTTGCGTGTTGCTTTTGGAATGGCTTCGCGTGCCTCGGCATTAGCCGCCAACTCTTTCTTCATTTCCGCCGTGCGCTCGATGACGTCGATTTGGTCCTTGATGCTTCTTGCATCGGCTTCCATCTTGTCAAATCTTGACTTTTCTTCGGCGTTCAATGAACGTCCTTCTTTCTGTGCCGCGTCAACGATTGCCGTTGCGCCTTTGATTAATTCTGCACGTTGTCCGCGCAATTCGATGTTTTTCATCGTCTTAAAAATTTAAGGTTTTCAATTTATACAAATAAAGGTCGGAATCGCCGCCATCTTCGTTTCTCGCTTCTTCGGAATCGGTTGCCTTGGCTTCCGGTGCCGCTTTCGCTTCCGCTTTTGGTTTTGCTTCCAAATCTCGCTTGATTTCCGACGTCGCGTCAGGATACGCGGGTTGCGCAACCGGTGAAACATCAAACAAACGTGATACTTTTGTGACAATTCGATATGCGGTATCACCGCGCATTTCCCAAACGTCATCTTCAATCAAAAACGCAAATGATGATTCTTTCACATCGCCGCGTTTCATTAGTTCTCTTAAATCGTTGGCGTAGGTTGTATTCGGTAAATCAACCTCATAAAACAACCCCGTTTCATCAACGCCAATCCTTAGTGTTTCGCTTGACACACGCCCCAACAACCGATTTTCATCGTGGTTGATGTACGCGCGAACGTCATCTTGCAACACATTGTCGAATGCGCCTTTGGCAATCATTTCAACAAAGCCACCCAAATCTTCGGAATCTTTATTGAATACCGCCGCATAGCCACGGATTTGATTCACACCATCTTTTTCGATGATTGTTGGCGCCGATGCGCGACACTCTAAAGTGACCGCCGTCGATTTGTTCATTCTTTTTTCCGCACTTTTAGAAACCTCGATGGTAATTTCACCACCATCGGCCGCTAATACGCGCTTCTCTATTTTATTTTTCATCTTGATCTTCTTGTGGTTTGTTGACGTCAATCATGTTCATCGGTTGCAGATACGCATCGCCGCCGTCGATTGGTGCCATATTTTCCAATTTGCGCACGTCGTTGGCGCTAATCCAACCCCATTGACGTCCCTTTGTGTAGGCTTCGTATCTCGAACGAATGTCACCGCGCAACAATCCATCCATATTGAACCGGACGTAATACGGCGAATCGCCAATGAATAATTTGCGATTGAATTCCGCCTCCCAACGTTTCACCCATGGCAGAATCGTGTTTCTTTGGAACATGATGCCTTGCTCTTCAACGTTGGCACGTGTCGATGAATTCTCCATGCTTCCCAAATACGCCAATGGTAAACGGAAGAAACGAGCGATGTCCTCAACGCCGAATTTGCGCGTTGAAATGAATTGTGATTCTTGTGGGCTGATGGACATCTTTTCGACCTTCATCCCTTCTTCGAGAATCGCCGTTTTGTGTGCGTTGTCCAATCCCGCGTTGCGTTGTTGCCACGAACGGATCAATCTTTTGTACGCATCGTCGCTTAATCTTCCCGGATGTGTCAACACCGCCGACACGTTGGCGCCATTCCCAAAGAATGAACCGCCAAATTGATCGGCCGCCAATCCTAATCCAATGGATTCGCGGGCGGCTTCGATGACCGATTTTCCAATGATCCCGTCGAAACCAAGTCCGACGATGTGAATCATTTCCGTGTCATCGAATGTTTCTTTTCCGTCTACTTGGTAGAATTTCTCATCCTTATAAACTTTCACTTTCACGCGATCGGGATGAATCGGAATCAATTTGATTGGATTACCCGCCGCATTGCGTTTGATAGCAATGAAGGCGTTCCCGTGCAAACACAAATGCGCTTGACACGTTTCACGGAATGTGAAATCCGTCATCAATTGATTCGGGTGATGGATGAGTTTATTTATAGGATGCGCGTCGGCATCTTGAACGATTCCGTCGTCACTTGTCTGCTTCACCGACCACGGCAACGACGCCATGGTTTCGGAAATTACGCGAACGGCACCAAAAACGGCAGATAATTGCATCGACGTGGTTTCCGTGACTGCAATTCCCGTTTTTGACTCGTTGTCGGAAAACATCCATTCGGCGGGATTCGCCAAAGATGTTGAAGGGCGGTTCGGGTTGTTTCGAAACGCACCAATAATCCGCCCGAATAAATTTTGATTTTCGGCCATTCGGTTGAAAATGATTGTACAATTCGGTGTCAAAGTACATTATCACCCACAACGAAACAAACAAAAAAAGGGATGACGTCCTCACGTCATCCCCCACCCAAACAAAACACCAAACGAGCGAACGCCCGTGGTCCCTAAAATGCTATGTGTGTAGCGTTTTCACGCTTTAGTCTTTCGTTTAATGCCGATCGGCTAAATGATACGGCCTCACATTGTTCGCGCAACACAACGCCCGTGGGCGTGATTAATTCAACGGAAAAACGCTTTCCGGTGCGATTCATGTGAATGATGTCGCCAATTTGTATGTTGTCGATCGGTTCGATGTTGTAATTTACAGAATCTTTGGTGCTTGTTGCGAAAAACATGGGTTCTTTTTTTTGGTGTTAAATCCTTCTCGTTGAAGAATCTTGTTTTGCCATTCTTGCATCATAATGAAGATAATACTTTCAAACACTTTGCCTTTGTGTAGTGGCTGAAAAGGAATTCTTCGTTTTCGTAAACATACCACCCATCGGTCGGTTCCGTTTCGTGGCAAGGACGCACGATTGTGTACGTGTTCCCTTTGTGGTTTACTTGGTATTCGCCTTTTCTTAGTTTGATGCTTTTCATCTTGTAGGTGTTTGTTGATGTAAACTTACAACCTTTT